TATGCTCTCCTCTTTAATGATGCCTGTAATAATTCATCTTGCGGGAATAAAACCTCAGCTCTTTCTGCTGACAAAGGCCTGTTGATTACTTCGTTTATATCAGGGACCGGTGGTCTGGCTACCTGAGTTAGATCAGGAACCTTAACTTGCGTTTCTGCTTGTTGAGCTTGATTTGAATCTGCTGGCACTGTTTCTGGTTTTACAACTTCTGTTTGTTGTGTTTCAGGTAATAGTTTTTCTTTTATTGAATCTACAAACTTACCTGTGTTCATGTTGTTAGCGATCGTTACATCTTTTAATCCACCAAACTCACTATAAGAATCTTCAGCAGATTCTATTAAACCAAGTTGAGTAAAGTCGTTTTCTAATGACTCAAGTAAGGCCTGGTCATTATCAAAAAATCTTTCCAAAGCTCTTCCTAAACTAACAAGATTGCTTGGGTTTTTTAAATACTTACCGGTAGACAGATCTTTCATTGCCTCTGTCATTGGCTTTAAAACAAAAGGTTGAGACATCAAACGAGCAGAGTATTTGGATAACAAAATAGCAGCTATTGTTCCAAGAGGACCCACGGTTAAAGTGCTTGCTCCCACTAGACCAGCACCAGTAACACCTCTTAAGAAAGAACGCACACCACCGATTTGAGCTCTTCTAGCCAAGAAGGTAGAAAGATTAAAGTTTTTATTATTAAAGAAAATAGCAGAAGCATCTGCAAATTCTTTTAAAGTGTCTACGGTTAACGTCTTTCCATTTATGTCTTTCAATTTTGCAAGATTTAAAGCCTCTGAAAGCCCTCGCATTTTACCATCATCTAATTTACCAAACTGATCAAGTCCTAAACCCATTTTATATTTGTTAACATCAAAGGTCATCTTACCTAAGTCGTCTGCGAGTCCTGTGCTTCCTTTACTTGTCGTTGTAAAAGCTTCTTGAAAAGCTCGTCCTAGTTTAAAAGTTAAGGCTTCTCTAAAAGCATCCTCACCTGTCCCTGTAATACCAGCCGCTCTTAAGTCTTCTACTTTTGCATTTTTAAAAATCTTATGAATTGTTCTTGCACCTTGAGGAGTTTCTAAGGCAAAAGCTCTGTCAAAAAGAGTGTCTAAAAAACTACCTCCCATTAAAACCTTATCTTCAAAATAAAAACGACCAGCACCTTTAAAGTTTTTCTTTTGATCACCCATCAGTATTGAATACATATCATACTCCAGGTCGGCTTTATTTAAATTGTCTAAATATGCTTTTTTTAATTTACTAAAAGCTTCATCGGTGACGTTTGCAGGTTTTATAGGGTTACCCAAAATCCTTTCCAAAATATCTTGAGCGCCCATTAAATCATCTACAGATGCTTTACCAACTCTACCTGTGCCTTTTTCTGATAGCTCTCCAATGGTTGTTTGTATGATGTCTCTAGTATATTTTATTCTATCATAATCTACAAAACGACCTGCATTCGCTGCATTTTTAGGTTCTAATATTTCTTGAAATATATCTGAAACCGCTTTTAAATCTCCTGATGCTTTACCAAAATCAGTTCCAGCAGTTAACCTATTTAACATTTGTGCTGAATAGGTTCTTAAACTTTCTATATCAAAAGCTTTATTGAGTAATCTGCCAGACTCATCACGAAGTCGATATTTTTTTAAAATATCTTGCATCATTTTTTTATCACCAGATAAAAAAGCCTCTCTAACATTGTATCCCATTTTAGCCATCACTGTTGATGGTCCTGCTTTCGCAGCTTCAACGAGTTCTTTAAATCCAGGCACAGTGCCTTCACCTTTTTTAATAAACTTACCAACGTTTTTAGCGTAAGCTTTTTCAAACTCAGGACCAAAAAAAGGAACACGACCTAACACATTAGGTAAAGAGCTAATGATTGGAATGTTAGATACCTCTGCTCTACCAGGCTCTACACCAATGTTTTTTAATCTATTGTAGACAGCCTCGTTTGGAGCTAATAATTTTGTGCCGCCTGCTTTAAACAAACTCATAACAGGACGAACGGCAGTTAAACCACCACCTAACATTAAATCAAACTGAGCTTCTTTTTTTAAATAATCAACTAATTGATCTCTAGTTGGTCTATTAATGCCTGTTTCAAAACCAATCATCTCTCCGTATTCATCAAAGGTCGGACTATACAAAACTCCTTTTGAGTTTAAGTGAGTCAACAAACCTTCATATCCTGCAAGAGAAGAAATATATGCTGCAGTTCCACCTAAAATAGCTCCTACTGCTGCGCCAGGTATACCAAAAAATTTACCTATGTTTGCTCCTATTCTGGCTCCCGCTATCGTCCCTCCTAAAGAGGAAGAGAGGCTTGTTAATAATTTTAGACCAGGTAAAGGGTTGGGTCTGTCTGTAAAATATTGAAACTTGTCATCTAGTTCATTTAAATCATAAGTTTCTGGGTACATCATTCTATCAGTGTATCCATATTGGTTCATGAAATACTCAATGCTATTAATTATTTCTTGTTCTGGTAAACCTTTTTTCATTCCCTCAGTGGTTACCTTTTGAATAATCTCTTTCATTCCCTCTAAAGGAATTTTAGCGGATGCAAACTTACCAGCTGTTTCATACTTAGATGCGGCTTGTTCAAAACCAAGAACTTTAGGTAACTCAGCGCCTTTTTCTAGATCAGGTTTGTCATCTTCTTTTTCTACTAAATCACCCTCAACAAACTGTTTAACGTCTTGCACAGTAATACCGTCTGTAACTTCTGGATTATCAGTTTTTTGTAGAAACTGAAGTCTAGCTAGATAAAGATCATCAAGTGTTAAATAATTTTTCATTAGTACCTTATATCGTATTTATCTAAGATCGACATCAAATCGTAATACTTAACTTTTTGATTATGATTCTGTCCGGTTGATTGTAAATCATTCTCCTGAATTTTTTCAGAGGGCACGGTTGTTTGTGCATTAATTTGACCATTTACTGAAGCGACAGGAACTCCGTTTTGTATGGGTGTTTTGAAAACAGAGACTTTGTTTGGTTGCCATTTATAAAGATCAAACACACCCTCCGCCTCTGTTTGAAAGTTTTCCTGTACTAAACTATTATATTGTCTAATGCTACCTTCTTTAAACTCTTGTAGTTTAGAGTTTAGTTCTTGCGGACCTGTGAGTATGCTACTGAAACTAAACTCACCGATAGATGATTCAATTGTGTCTTTCAACAGTCTTTGTTCTGGTTGCTGAAAACGTGCAAACATAATACCCAATATTTTAGACTTCAGCCCTAATTGAAACACTTTAGGGTTAACACTGAATTGTTTTCCAGCGATTGTAAAAGTATATTTTTCCAAATCAGTTGGCTCTGGTCTAACAAATTTTCCATCTACAAACTCAATACCCTCTTCTGCTGCTGCTTGTACAAGAAAGTTAAATGTATCTTGAGCGTCTTTTTTAATGTCTCCAATTGGAACCATTGTTTCTACTCCAAATTGATTAGAAACCGGTAAGGTGCTAGATGCGGTTAAACCCTTTTGCTTCATGTATTCATCAACTGCACCAGGATTAGTAAGTATGTCGTTTATTGAAAAACCTTCGAAAGCGTTTGCGGTATATAATTCTTGGTTCAAAGCATTAATGAGCTCACCATCAAGATCAATCCCTTGTGACTGAAACAATAAATTTTGTTTCATTTTTATTTTTACATCTTCGTCACCACCAGTGTCTAACATATCAATCTCAGAAAAAGCTAATGCAAAATCTGCAGCTTGTTGTTTTGAAAAAAGTTGTTTTGTATCAACATTATTTGTTAAGGCAGATATAAAATCTGCACCTTTAGCTAAACTTAAACTAAGTAATGCTTTTGGACCCACAAGAGCTGCGCCGGTCTCTTGATCCACTATATCCTCGCCTTGAATCGCTGTGATAAAATTAATTGTTCTCAAATGTCTGTTCATAACAGGAAGGGCTTCTTTAAAAAAAGTTTCTTGATTACGAACACCATAGTAAAAAGGTGTAGCACTCTGATCATCAAACATAGCAAACGGACGTGCCATGATTACTTGACCATTTTCCAATTCAATGGGTTGAATTGCATTTAGTTTTTCAAATTCTTCTAAACTATCTACAGCTACAAAATCAGGAGAATAACTTAAAATAGCACCATTAGGTGCAAAATTCTTTTTTCTTAAATATTTAGTTGTGTTGAAGTTTTCATTTAACTTAGCTTGATTTGCAGCAACAGTAGCCGCTCTATCTAATAAATCTTTTTCTTTTTCAAAAGCCATGGACACAGCAGTAGCGCCGATCTCTTTCTCTAATGCATTTCTATCCTGAGCTAACTTTACAGCACTATCAAGAACAGGTCCGCTTGCCTGACCTAACACGTCTAAGAAACCAGCAAAACCTTTTTCATTAGTTCTACCTGACACTAAATTAGATGCTAATTGTAATAGAAGTAAAGCAGGAGTTGTTGTATCTTTAACATCGGTAGATTCTCTTAAAATATCTTTGAAGCGTTCTACCTCTTTTTCAAAATCAAATGCACCCTCTTCTGCTGCAGCTATATTGTTTTGTTTTTCATTTTTATTTGCAAAATTAGCTTCACTTCCTGCACCGTCACCAGCAGTTTCAGAATCTAAAACTTCTTTTTTCTCACCGTCAACTACCTCTTCATTAGTCTGACCCTCACCCCCGCCTAACAAATTAATTAAATCTTTTGTCCTTTTGTCTACTCTGAACGGACTCTCACTGCCTCTTTTTAAATCTAATTGTGGTTGAGGAAATGGACCTTCTTTTGCGATGCTTTCCATCAAAGATAGATCACCTGTCTTTACGTCTTTAAATGGTTCATCTAACTTTAGCTCTTCTTCAGGAAAGTCGTAAACTGGTTTGACCTTTTCAGGATCAAATCCTCTTTCTGTTAAGAGATCAGGATCAAGTCCTCTTTCTCTAGCTTCATTAAACTTATTTACTCTATAGTTTTCAGCAGCCTTAATCTCAGCTGCGGTGACTCCTATGGTGGCTAAGTCTCTTTGAAAGTTTGGTCTTAAGGTTGCTTGAAGTAAAAAATCTAATCTTTCTTGCGAACCAGGAGGAAAGTTTTCACGGAAAAATTCTGCTGGGTTTGTTCCAAGTTGTGATGGAAAACCATAAGGATTGTTCTCAGTCCTAAATCTAGGGAAACTACCAAACTCTGTATTAACTTTACCTCTATCCAACCCAAAGAAAGCTGTTCCAAATTCTGTACCAATCACTTTACTTGCCTCTCCAAAAGGAGCTAACAAATAATTAAACATGTCTCCATAGTAATCAGGAGATGCACGGAAGGTATTTTTGAACTGATCCATAATACCTAAGGCAGCATATGGAGTGGTTCCTTTTTTAAACTCGTCTCTTGATGTCGTGTAACCCGAAGTTACACCACTAAGAAAATCAAAACCTAAAATAGGTTTAAAAGGATTTGAGTCGTAAACACTAGTGGGTCCAGCACCACGAGGTTCAGATCTTATTGAAGAGCCTCCTTTAAAACCCTTAACAAACATTTTTCTGTTATATACATCATTCATTATAAGCTAAATCCGCCTTGGTTTAATAAAGAACTAATCCCGGCTAAACCGACACCAGCACCAAGTAATTGACTAAATGGTGAAGGAGAGGGTTGAGTTACGAAAGTTTGTTGACCAGAAGGAACTCCTCTTAAAATATCAGAAGCAAACTGTAATCGACCAAAAGGTTCTCTTTGTGTTTCTAAAATATTTTGACGAGCCACGTCTCTTTGCATTTGATCTTGCCTTTGTTGCAATGATCCTAGTCCTAATAATTGTTGTATGTCTGCAAAACCTGACTGTTGTGCTCTAGAACCGAGAGCTCCTATTTGTTCACCTAAACCTTGTTGAGCAATACCTCCAGCTAATGTTTGTTGACCTAATTGACCAAGAGTTGCTGCTGATCGTAACTGTTGCTGTTGAGCTTGTAAAAAGTTTCTCTGCAGATCCTCTGCTATTCTTCTTGATTTAATATCTTGTAAGTTTCTATCGAGTTCAGCTCTTTGCACACCTTCACGACCACCACCAAAAGCACCTGCTGCAACAGCCTGCGCTGCTGCCGTGTTTCTGGCCATGTTTGCCTGTCTGTCAATCTCTGCTAAAGCTTGTTGAGTAACTTGTTGTTGATAAGGGTCCATGAACTGTTGAACTCCTGACGGACCAACCATACCGACACCTTGACCAATAGTGCCTATGCCTGCACCAAGAGTAGTTCCCGCTGCTCCTAATTGCTGAGTGGCAGAGCTTAAGAAAGGTTGAAAAGCTCCTATGCCGGATGTTACACCTGTATTTGCAGCTGTTTGAGCAGCAGTAAAAGCAGTATTTTGTAAAGGTTGAAATTGAGCAACACTAGCAGCAGGTATTGTTTGAGCGACATTAGCAACTCCAGTAGGTCCAAAAACAGACTCAAGAAGTTGCTCTGCTCTTTTTTCAATAAACTCTGGTTGTCTAATTAGTTGTTCTTGAACTGCCATTATGCCATACCTACCATATTACCTAATATACCTTTTTTCTGTGCGTCCTGTAAGCCGTAAAAGAAAGAACCACCCATCTCTTTTGCTTGATCTAAATTTTTTGCACCCATACCATAACCTATATCAGCTACAGTGTCAGCATTAACTACAAACTCACCGTCAGCTAGTTTTGCAAATACAGTGTCCTTGTCCGGTGATCCACGGTCATCGGATATTGGACCGTCTCTTTCTAAAAATAAATCTCTTCTTGGACTGTTTTCTTGAAAGCTTGCTATGTTACCTTCTTTCATTTTGTTAATCAGAATACCATCTGCTGCTTCAAGCACTGGTCTACCCATCATATCAAACTTTGGCTTGAACTGTTCTTCTTTCATCTGCTTATCTCTCAGCTTATTCATCATATCTTCCATCATTTTGTTCAGGAGATAATCATCCATGAAATTTCTTTCTTCCTCAGTTAACGGTCGTTTAACACGTTTACCCTCTTGTGCTCTCATGATACCGCCATCTTTTGTTGGAAAAGTATATGTGCCATCAGGATTTAAAACAGGATTAATTAATCGTGCAAGTCCTGTATTTAAAGAACCTTGGCTACCAATAGTTGGACTATCTGGTAAATCATCTAATTCACCTTCATCAAAGAAACCTAATTGTTTTGCTAATATACCTCCGCCTATCACTAACTCTGGGTTAGTTTTTGCAAAATCTAAAACTTGACTCACGATACCACTATCACCACCAGCATCACCGCTCAAAACATTTTTTCGAGCCATGTCCAATAATTCATTTTCAGATGTGCCTGTGCCTAATCCCTTTAACCTGTTAAACTCTTTTAATGTATCTCCACTAATTGTTTGTCCTTCGCTACCAAGACTCGTTAAACGTGGATCATCTGGACCACCACCGCCTATTGTCATGGACTCACCCGCTTGACCTGGTAGGTACTTGTCACCAAATCCAAAACCTCTCATAGTTGGAGAAAAATTACGTTCACTAAATGCTTTTAATATTCCTGTGTCACCACCGACAACACCAGGTATTCTTCCTTTTGCAAAAAATTGTCCGATCGGACCCTCACCACCAGATAAGAAACGTTGACCACCAGCGCCGATAGAGCCAGCAAGTAATGCGTTTTGAAAAGCCTCTTGACCAGGGTCTCCCCTAACAAGAGAACCTAAACCAGAACCTATAGCAGCACCTGCCGGACCTGCTATTGCATATCCAAGCGTACCACCAATTGCTGGTAAAACGTCTTTAACACCTTCTATAAATTTTTTTAGCATCTATCATTCCCCTGTTGCTGCGCCCCCAAATAAATTAGGTGCGGTAACGTGCACGTCTCTACGTATGTCTTCTTCTTTAGTGTCTGTTGCAGGGTCGGCGATATCAGCTTCTACTTCTTCATGAGAGCTATATTCATGTCCTGTTTTTGTATTTGTAACCGTTGTTTCGACCTTAGCACTATAAACAGGTATTTGTTTACCCTCTATTGTGTCATATCGTAGAAGCACTGGTTCGTCTACAATCTTTGCCATAATATAGTTTTATAGGCTTAAAACTAGGAAATCAATAGGTTATTCTACTCAAAATTCATATATAAGTTCCCTGCTATGGATATAGCGTCACTAGTTTTTTTAACAAAATGTTCTAAATATGACGGAAATAGAATTATTTGATTTTCTCTACATTGAGGTCTAAAGCTATATCCACCAAATAAATTGATTTTACTTTCGTCATCATAGTAATATGACTCTATAGCTGTGGCATTAGGATTAGAAAATACAACATTGGATTTGTCAATTTTTTTATAAATAATAAAAGATAAATGCGTACCCGCATGAGCGTGTTGCTCTTGATAATCTGAGTCTCTATAATGATTAACCCAAATATGCTCTAGGTCTAATTTATATCTAGGTAAAACCTCTTTACTTAAAAGTTTAACGACCACAGAATACAAATACTCTAGGGACTCGGGTTCTATATTACCATCACTTATAACAGATGTTTTTAACTTAGAGGCAAAACTTTCTTGTAAATTTTCCTCATTTATTATTATTTTTTGTGCATCTATATTGCCTATCCATATAGGTATAGAGAATAAATTAAGTTTCATTACTGTTGTTGTTTAATCTCCAATACAGAAACTTCAACCATAGCTCTTGACGCAGCATTTGCTTGAACCTTAAAAGAGTCACCTTCTTGATATACCATGCTACTATTGATGGTATTAGTATTCGAAGCCGATACATCAATTTGAAAAACTTGTAAATCAGCACTACCATTATTATGGTCAACATCTACAGTGACCGCATTCGAGCCATCATAGTTGTGCGTGTTGATTGTTTTAACAATAAAAGTAGATACAGGAACTGGTGGGGTGGCTGCAACATTAGCAGTAGGCACTGTAAACACGGTCGTCAAATCAGTTGTTGTTAGATTTGCGATAAATCTTCTAAATACATCAGCCATTTAAAAAAAATGCCCTTCTTGTAGACTCTTCTTGTGTGTCTTGTGTATACTGTGTGTTTAATTGTAAAATCAACTCTTCAAGTAATCTTATTAATTCAGCAGACTGTTGTTGATCATATTCAGACCTAGGATCAGGAAATCTTGTTATTGTTAACTTAGCCATTTTTCATTATCTCCAGGCACACCGTTTTTAACATGTAATTTAAATTCATTTTCTTCATCTGATATTAGTGATTCTATAAGAGTATAATATATCACATTATGCGTCTCATTACATAGTGTTACATCACCTTCTATTTTTATATTTTCTTTTTTCCAATGTCCGGGCTTTTTCAATATTAAATGTAAAAAACCGGGTGATAAACCTATTTGTGTTTTAGGTTTCATTCTAATATATTTTTGATCATCATAAAAAATATGTATGTTATCATAATTAGACTTCATGTAAGGTTTTTGTTTCCAAATTTTTAGTTCCTCCAAAGGTTCCATTATCTTCTACCATCAGGCTGTATATCAAATCTTTGTGTGCCTAATCTCCATGCGGTGCCTGTGGTGTTCGATACAACGTTTACTGTAAATTCTCTACCCCTGCCACGAAGACTTACAAAGTCTGTGTTATCCTGAAATGAAACTGTTTTTGTTACGCTTGTACTATTGTTTGGATAATTTTTAAATTCTAATTTAGCGTTTAATATACCCTCTTGATCTTCAATATCAGGTATTAGTTTAGATACAAAAGCAAAGTCATTACCTTCTCCTATTTGCACGACACCTGATTTTACAAAAGCTGTAATAGCAGCTCCATCACCGTTATTGCCTGTTTCATGTAAAAACAATTGTGTAGCGCCATCTGTTAACCCTGAAATAACTTCATTGTTAGCAGTTGTTGTTGGTAAATAGTCTGTTGCCACAGGGTTATCATACACCTCTCTATCGATCCAAGTAGTTCTATCCAAAGTGCCTGTCCACCATGTGCCCTCTAAATAATTATAAGCCACTATGGCATTTATGGTATCTGATCCAGTTCTAGGGTAAAACCACATAATTTCATTAAACTCACCATTATGACCTGCAAAGGCATTTTCTGCTCCTGTCACGTTTAAATTATTAAAAATAAATTGTTCAACTGTGCATGGTAATTTTTTCACAGAACCATCAAAAAGAAAGAAGGAGTCTTGTGACATCCAATAGCTTACGCCGTTAATATCAACGCCCGCATGTATTCCTACGATACCACAGTTTTGGCCTAGCTGTCTTAAACCAAAAGTAAAAGGTGGCCCAATGAATTGTAAAGAATGTAATGATGTGTCTGTCCATACAAGTATCTGACCTCTTGATCGCTCTGCTGCCACGATCCGCGATCCGTCTGCAATTCTTAAAGATCCTGCAGTATTTTCTGCTGTGGGTTGATAGGTATTAATGTCCTCTTGATCAGAAAATCTTAATAATAAATCGTCTTGTGTGTTTGTTGTGCCAATAGTTTTTTCTGTACCAAAAAATAACAAGTGTCTATCTGGAGTAGACACTAAGCTTAATCTAGAAGCTGTTGGTGCATTTGTTATAGCCGCAGCTCTAGTTGAAACACCACTAGATGTATCCCATCTAAAAGCACCACCATTTAAAACAGTAGCTATTAAATCTTCTCCAAAATTATCTAAAGACCACTGTCTAGCCTCTAATGTAACTGTTGTGGAAGTCGAAGGTGTGCCCCAAGTTGAACTACCCCATGTATCAGTGCCCCATCCAAATGCTGATGTAGATACTTCTGGTCCAATCTGTATTTGATATTTTGCGTTACCTGAACCACCGCCGCCTGATGTTGAACCAGATGCTGCAGATGTGGCAGTTACAACATAATTATTATTATCTGTGATAGATGTGATTTCAAACTCTTTGTTCATGTCTAATCCGTCTATCGCTGAAAAAGAGTCAAATGTTACAAAGTCACCCTTAGCTGCTCCATGAGATGTATCAGTTACTGTGACAGAGGTTGTGCCATTTGTTGTAAAAGGGTTGGTTAAGGCTTGTGTTTCTCTTATGGGAGTAATGTCATAAGCAAGGCCCTCCACAACTATATATAGTTTTCTATCTGTGCCAACCGCAAGATACCTTGTGCCATCTAAGCCTACGAATGCATGCATGTCTCTAGCTACACCAACTAAAGAAGTGCTTATAAACTTTTCCCAACCTTTAATTTTTTGTGCTGAACCCTGAAAAAAACGCACCATATCACCATCAGTCCACTTACCTTGACCTGTGTAATCTGTTACTTCTTTGTTAATACCTGGTGCTGGTCTAAAATTTACTAGGGGCATTGCGATAATATACTAGAAAGCCCGTTTAAAGTCAAAAACAACAGAATATCTAGGATTTAATTTAGCTATATTTTTAGGCATATTTGCTACAGAATGAGGTATCATTCCATCAAAAGCTATCATTGAATTTTCTGTTGACTCTAATATTACATTACCCTCTAATTTAGTGCCATACTCTGGTAGATTACTTTTAAGATAATACACGCAAGTCATTTTATTTTTGTGTTGATGAAATTGATAATCATTATCTTCATTGGATAAATTGGCCCATGATTTATAGTATTTATAATTATTGTCAACCATAGCCCTAGCTGTTAGATAAAGTCTATTCCAATAAGTCTTATCTTTATATCTTTGAAAAAGGTTGGCGTGTGTTTGATACAAAGCAGCATCTTCACAAAGATGATTTTTTATTTCATATTTAACATCCTTTAGAACTAGCTCTCTATCCTCTTCAGACAAAACATTAAAATCTCTGTGTATTGTATTTTTATTTATCGTTATTGTTTGCAATTTTTAAGTTATTTTGTGCAATGTTAAACGCTATGGAATATCTAGGCTCGTCATATAGTTGCTTTGCAACACCGTGTTTAGTCAAACCATGAAATATATATAATGAATTTTCTAATATTTTTTCATTACGATCAAAATCTGGAAAACCAATTATAGTTTCTCCAGGGACTCTAGGATAATAAGCACATGAAAAAAAATCTCCGTGTATGTGTGTTAAGGTCTTGTCGCCTTTTTCGTGTTTCATGCCCCATGCTTCATCAATAACATACTCATAAGGCGCATTTGGAGCTGAAGCTCTAAGTGTAAAAAACATTTGTAGCAACTCTATGGTTTGTAAAAACATGTCTTTAAAAACATCATGTTTTAATAATTCTGTGTAATGGGTCATTGTTGCATGAACATTAGTAGATTTTCTCATAACATCTACTTTCGTTAGTTCTTTAAGTTTATCTAATACTTTTTTTCTATAATCCTCTTTTAAAAAATTATCAACTATATAAACAGCGTAATGCGATGTGCTATTGTATTGTATTAATCTAAGTTTTCTCATTCTTCACCTGTGCAACCAAAGCACCAACATGACCTTTATATCCTCTGTTTCCAAAATGTGTTAATGGCATAGCTAAGTCTGCCCATATCTCTCCACCACACTCTTGCCACAATCTAGAAAAATAATAATCCTCTGATAAATATCTTTTTTGTCCAACAGTCTCATAAGGACCTACAGCAAATAAGTCATAGCAGTTATCTGATTTATAACCGCCACCGTTAACTATTTGATCTGACTCATACTTTCTTTCGGGAAACTTTTTAAACATAGTTCTAAAAACATGACGCTTTACTAACATCATCCCCGTGGCCGCTTCATTTACTTTAAAAAAACCATTCTCTCCCTTTAAGTGTGTCGGGTCATCAAAGTTCACGTTGTAACCAAGTATCTTAGCCTCTATCTCGTCAGGCGTAGCGTTTGGAAAGTTTGCAAGAACATTTGCAACTTTTTCAAAATGTAAATGTTTTCTAGGATAAATTCCACAAGCTATATCTTTCTCTGCACACAATAATCTCTCTACGTTTCTCCACGAGAATCCTATATCAGCGTCTATAAATAATAAATGAGTCGCAACATAATCAGTTTGATCCATCATCATAGAAACTATGGTGTTCCTCGCTCTTGTGATTAGACTTTCATTACCCATTGTTTGTATTCGTAAACCTATGTTGTGAGCCATGGACCATTGTTGTAGTTCTAATAAACCATGTAAAGTTGCCTCTGATAACATGCCACCATACATAGGCATACCTAAAAATATTTTAAAATCTTTTTTCTTTAATTCTTCTTGTGTTAACATTATATCACCTCTCTAACTATATTGTTATTTACTTGTATTGCTTTTGAAAACATATTTATAGATAAACACAAATCTATGTCTTTTTTTGGGTAGTCTTCTTTGTTATTTTTAAATATCCGTAAAGATTCTGACTCTTTTAATTTATAGTAAACATCGTTTTGATTTAAAACTACATTGTTACATAACATTTCGGCACATAATTTATCCTCATCATTGCGCTCTTCTCCACGAAACCCACAACAAACAACACTCCAATCAAGATTACTTTTTTGTATTTGCTCTGCGGTAACTGAAAGATTGCTGAACCCACACAATAAAACATTATGATTTTTTAATTTATCTAACATACCTCCACAGGCTGCTGAATTATGCAAAACAATTTTTCTATTTAAATTTGCATCCCAAATCATACTAGGTGAATTAGGGTAAGTATAACTATGCTTTTGCCTTCTACCTATTGTTACCGCTGTTTTATTTTTATCTTTAATTTTAAATATTTCATCCTCATTACCGGACATAAAATAAACGACAGGCTTTTTTGAAATAACAACATTAGCTACTGTCGCGGCTCTTAAAACATCAACAAGAACAACATTATGATCTAATGTGTTATAATCAAAGGGTTGTTCAAATATTTTATACATGTCTAATAATGGAATGATTTTCTAATTCTTGTATTGAATGATTAGTATTAACATAGTCTCTGTCAATACAATTTGATAAAGTTAATTGATCTCTACAATCTGAGCTAAAACATCTATTAGTCAATTCAAACCATTTATGTCCTATATCATGATTTTTATCTGTGTTTTTTCTTATGATCCAACACGTGTCATAAGACACCCATTTATTAGAACTAACATTTGAAATTACTTTTTTTATGTCTGTCTCTGGAATGTTTTTATGCTCAATAGCATATTCTATTTCTTGTTCAAATGTTCTCTTATCTTTATGGTAACAAGTCATCCAATTTGGTTTTTCTTCATTTATAATCTGTAGACATAAGCTGTAAAACTTTTTACTTTGATAGAATTTACTATCTACATATACGGTATAATCAAAATCTTTAAATAATAATCTAGGTAAAAATCTATAAAGCCTTTGTCTTTTTGGGTTTCCTAAATGAGTGTGTTGATTACTAATATTAAAATATTTCCATCCTTTATCACGTTGTGCCTCAGGGCTATTGTCGTGAACAAAACAAAAATCAAACTCGTCTATTTTTTGTTTTTTAATGCAGGGTAACAATCCTCTGCTACCCGTCTGCACACAATAAAAAATTATCTTAGCCATAACAAAAGTTGATAACGTGTCCCTTTTGTAATTTTATTTACGCAATGAGGAAACATAAAGTTAGAAGGAAACATAAGCACATCACCTGTTTTTAATTTGTATTTTTTTTTATTATTAAAAAAACCAAAGTCGCCTCCTTTATAGTCTTCGTTTAAACATATAGATAAGGTAAACTTATAATCTCCTGTAGCATTACCAACTCCATCATCGTCATGCTCACCATACCAATCCTCTTCATTCATTTGTCTTAATGAAAAATGTGATGCTTGATCAATAGGTAAACTTTTTACATTTATAAACAGTAAATATTCATCAACTATTTTTTGTATTTCAATTTTTATTTTTTCTAAAATAGCTGCTCTTTCGTAACTATTTACTTGATTTATGGTTTCTGTTGCGCTTATGTCTACACTACCTAAATGTCTTGTTTCTTTGTTGTGATGAGATGTTCTGTCAAAATTTGCATCTCCATATTCCAAAATTATATCTTTTGCTAAATCTTTACAAAAAATATTTTGATGAAAAATAAAATCTTTTAAATTCTTAGACATAATTAAACCATCCTGTAATTATATATTTTTCTTGTTTTTGTGAAATCTGTCCTTTATGAGTGTGTGTCCAATATGTCGGCCATATTAATGTTAATCCTTTTTCTGCAGGAGTTAAAATTTTTTGATGGTAAAAAGCTGTCCCACCCTTTTCTACTGTGTTTAGATAAGTCATAAAAACAAGATGTCTTTTTATACACTCGAGCGATCCTTCATTTTCACAGTGCCATGCTTTAAAACCTCCCGCTATGGGATATTTTTGTAAATTATAATTTTCTACTATTCCGTATCTTTGAACTCGATCCGAGTGTGGAAATTTTTCTATATATTTTAAGAGAACACTTTGCAACTCCTCTCTGTAAATACCTAAAACACCCTCAAAATTATTAGCACTTATAGTCATGTCAATTGAGTCTTTTCTATCTTTATCTATAACTGAGCTATTATCCTTACCCAAATAACCTGGTCTAGTTATCTCTTGATTATTATTAAAATAATTAATTAACTCATCACAAGTATTTGATGATATGTACCATCCCCCTATAAAAGTTGAAGAATCTATTTTATATTCTTTTAATTGTTGATTTTTGACCATGAGGGTAGCCCTAGTACAGGTCGTCTATCATACAAATTTGTTTCACCTAAGGGACCGTTTTTATTATTGTAATGTAAAAAAACTTGTGTGCACTCATATCCTTGAAATGGTTCTCTCCAGTGTTCTAACAACTCACCCTTGTATATCAACATATCACCAGGATTTAAAATTACTGAAATACCTTCTTTACCTTCATCACCAGAGGGCTCTACAAAAATAGGCCAAGTATCACCACCTAAATTCATTGTACAGGATATTTCACAAGAGGGTCTATCTTTATGTCTTTTTAACTCATCTCCATATTTGTATATTCGTGTATATGAATAACAAGGCACTAATTCTAACGATGTGGTTTTTTGCATCAAAGGTTGCACCCACTCTAACAATGAATCCATAGCTAAGTCACCATAATTTGAATACGTATTTGGTGCTTGTGAGTCATTAAAGTCTCCCCAAGATTTATCATGCATAGATATATTTTGTGTTTCTTTCATGTACAAAAGACATTTTCTTTTATTGTGTAAATAATTATTTAGAAAAAAAGCAAACTCAGATGAGACAGCTTCTTTTACTACATTAAAATTATTTTTATTAAAAAAATTTTCCTCCATATTTTATCCTATCTAAATGGTAAACCTAAATTCCAAACAACTAATGAATACCTAGTGCCTTTTGTAATGGGTGTCACTCTATGCCAAACAAAAGAAGGAAAAACTATTACAGATCCTTTTTTTCTAGCAAGTTCATTAGTTTGAATGTTTGGTTTACTGTCACTATTATCTCTCATATCAAACTCAAGATCGCCGCCTTCATATGTGTCACCGTCTGCTAATGAAACTGTCACAGAAATTTTTCTTATCAAACCGTGAGTTACATCACCAGGTTTGTCATAAGGTTTATTCCAACTGTCTTGATGCCAGGTGTAATGTTGAGTTTCACTATACTTGGTAAATTGACATGATTCTGAGTGACTCCAATCAAAATTCCAATTGCAAAATTTATTAGCCTCTTGAACAAAAGGTATAATTTCTCTGTATATCCAAGAATCATTCATCCATACTATTGATGAGTTTCTTGTTTTATAAAGTTTTGCTATATCTTTTTCATCATTTGGTATTTCATTAAAACCACCTGTTATGGCTGTTTCTGTAGTTCTAGTCTCAGCGTCTTGAATTATGTTATCGCAAATTCTATTAGGTATAACACTATCAAAACAAGCGTAATAATTTTCTAAATTCATTCTAAAATTTTTAAAATTCTATCAAATTAACTGTAATTTAAAAGCCAAAACTATTGTGTTCTTAAAGTTTTTGTTTAGTAAATACCTGTGTTTTAGCTCAGAATTAAAAACTATAACTTCCATAGGTATTAGAGGAACTCTTTGTTTCATATTTCTTTTTCTACCACCCTCATAATCAATTTCTATATAAGAGTCTTTATCAGAATCTATGACAGCCAAACCTGTGTAATCTGGTGAGTTATTTAAATCATATTCATTTATATGATTATGTGAACTTATGTCTGATCCTTTATTAAGAATAATATAAGCACTGTCACTTAGAACTAATGTATTAGATGCACTATCTAGTTTTGTTTGTTTAAAATAATCTCTAATAAATTCATACACCCAAACATTATCTTTTCTGTCTTTGACTTTGTAATAATTAATTTCTGGAGAAAATTTATTAGTTGATAAAACTTTTTTACGTTTATAGCTTTCTAAAGCATCTTCTTTTATTTGTGTAAAATCTATATCTGAAAACTGTGTTGGTATTTTTTTTATGTATATTGATTGATCAATTAAATTTTTTTTGAAAAACATTAACTAGATAATAACCCACACCAATGCAGAAGAATCCCATCTATAATTGTTTACAGGATCTTTTTTATCATAAGCCACATATCTAACATTAGTTTCATCCCAAGAAATTTGGTAATTTTTAGTTTGTCCATTATATTCATAAGTTGTAATTGTAGGATATGGAACGGGAGTTTGATATAATCCTGAAAAAGTATTTATGACCCATGAGGCCATTCCATCAGGTCTAGGTGCTATGAAGCCATCTAAAGAACTATCATAAGTGTATCCTATACCTGCATAATTTTTTCTAAAAGCTTTTGATTGATCTCCTTCTGTGCCATCATCATTATAATATATGCCCTCAACTGTGTTAAAAGAAGTTTCTTTCCATAAACTCCAACCATATAAATTTTGACAAAAAGCTATACCTGCCTCTTCTGTAGGAGCATCAGAGTCACTGATTGACTCTACTTGAAGTACAACATTTTCTTCACTAAGTTTTGCAAAATATGCCATTATTGAAATTTGTACCTTATTACAACTTTACCAGAGCCACCCGCTCCGCCTACAAATGGAACGCCAGGAGTAAAAGGACCCGATCCGCCTCCGCCACCTGTGTTTCCTGAACCTGAGTTTGCAGCACCTCTTTGTGGACCTGCACCTTGGCCTCCACCACCGGATCCGCCAGACCCACCACTAAATCCGTCACCACACCCGCCTCCACCTGCAAAAGTTGATGAATTAAAAGATATTGAAGTTGTAGCACCTGATCCGCCAGACCCGCCTGTCGAGCCACTTGGACTACCTCCTCCACCTGTGGCTCCGCCACCTCCACCAGATAGTTGTCCTGGTGATCCAGAGCTTCCTGAATTTCCTTGAGGGGGTGAAACGGGTGGTGAGTTTCCACCTCCACCACTAGGAAAGAAGGGACTAGCACCACCGCCTGATCCTCCAGATTGTGCTGCATTACTTCCTGCTCCTGATCCTGCTCCACCTCCGCCACCTGCGGAAGATATATTTGAAAAACTTGATGTTGACCCTTGATTACCTCTTGTGCCTGTATCTGATGCAGGTCCTGGTTTAGTTCCACCACTACCACCACCGCCGACACTAATTGGATAACCTTGGGCAGAAACGGGTATTAGTGTATTAGTGGCTAAAGGACTAGCAGGAAAGGGAGCTGAGGGGTTCTTAGCTTCTCTAAAGCCACCCGCACCGCCTCCACCGCCTGCTCTTTTTTTTGGGTTTTCTGGCCCACCTCTACCTGCACCACCGCCTCCGCCGCCTGCAACAACCATATATTCTACTTGATTGCTACCTGCAGCATTACCTGCTTGGTTTACAGTAAAAGTGCCACCTGAATTAAAAGTATGAATTTTAAAATTACCTTGTGTTGAAGTAGATCCACCACTAGCTACAACAAATTGTGCATTTGATTTGCCTTGTAAGTTAGACATGGCAATAGCACCTGAAGGTACTTCTGCAAGAGCTCTCACATTACTTGCGCCCATATTTATGGTAGTTCCAGGAGATATGTCTAGCTCAGTATTGACATCGTCTAAACTAATTTGACCGGAAGGTGTAGTCATAGATTATTCTCCCTTCTTAAGATCATTTACTTGAGTTTGTAAGTCCTTTACACATTCAATTAGTAATGCACATAATCTATCATATTTTACGGCTTTAACACCATCTGGTCGTGTGCCTACAACCTCAGGTAAAACCTTTTCTACGTCTTGTGCAACGACACCGACATCTCTTTTACGTACG